TAGCATATGCTGATGGGAATACTTTATAAGACCTCTTTACTTTATGATAGCATGCGTCTTTAGTCGTTCCTTTTTTCTTTGTTGCTTTTCTAGCCATTTGATTTCTTATTGTGATTAAGATACAGCATGTACGCTAATAAAATAAAGAGCAAAGTTCTACATGAGTGTTCATGATTGATTAACTCTGCCCAAGTATCTTCAAACATTACATTATTTTTTAAGATTATTCTATTTGTGTTGCGTTACAAACAAATAGACGAGTTCCATCCCAATAACCAAATCCAGGGGAACCACTGTTATTTGGTGTAAAAAACAAAAAAGCGTCACCACTTCTCGGCACAGCTAATATAGTAGCGTAAATTCTAATATTTATTTCTGTAAAAGGAGGATTTGCTAATTCAATATTTCTATTTCTATCAGCATCTACAATGTTATTACCCTGACTATCGTAAGGAGATTGTGTAGCTTGAACCTCAATGTTAGAAATATTACCAGTAAGACTTTTACTCATGATAAGGTTTTTTTAGTTAATAGATACCTATTAAAATAATTCAAAATGAGTGTATCAGCTGAGTAATTAAAGCAGCCCATCTTTACTTCAGTTACGATATCGTTTCCTAAAATTCTACCGTAAGAAGCACTTTTATCAAGATACTGTTGTATTTCGTCAACAGTTAAACTCATCTTGACTTATACATTTTGATTTTTCCACCAGTACAAGAAACAGCTGTAAACTTACCATAAGTTCTAAAGCCAGCAGTCATATCTGTTGGATATGCAGCACCTCCTGAAAGATTAGCATCTGTAATAGATGCTCCAGAAACATCTTCAAGAACTTCAAGTACTGTGTAGTCACCACCCGTGCTTGTAAGAGCATTACTTGAGTCTACAATGAAAGATGTATTTTGTCCAAAAGCATTACTAAAAAAGTTAGTAATTCCTCTAACAATGTCTCTATAGTCCATAATTTTTCGTAAATAAGTACAAATATAAGAAAGGGGAGTAAAACTCCCCAATCTTAAATATAACAAAAACTATATATATGATATAATAAGTATTGTTATATAACCTTACATTGTATTAAGAAATTACAGTAAGGGCGTTGAGAACACTAGAAACGGTGTTGATTTTAATGTCAGCAACAAGACCATCGATAGCATCGTTGGTTCCATTGTTAACACCGTAAACAACAAGACTTCTAGGAGAACTTGTGTAAGTCAACCTTTCTCTTTCGTCCAAGTAGTAGTCAATGCAAAGGGCATCATAGTTAGAACCTACAGCGGCAAGCAATTCGTTATCAAACAAATATGGCTGACCAGTTCTGTAGATTTCACCGAAGTTACCTCTTGCGAACCACTCATGCTCTCTAACTTGAGCTCCAGATCCAGTACCTACAGATGCACCAGTAGACTGAGCAGTCAAGGTAGTAGAACCAAAGTTTTCAAGAGAAGTAGAGAAGTGGAACTTTTGAACTGGGAACTTACCAGCAACAGCAGTAAGGTCACGAGCAGTAAGTCTAACACCAAAGTCAGCAGTTGCAGCAGTTGCGGCATCAACATGATCACAATTCGTTACTGTGAAAGTAGCAGAATCACCTTGGAATGGAACATCTAGCTTAATAGTAGTTGCTGTTGGGAAAGATACTACTTTATAAGCAGCGTCTGTTACAGCAGCACCTGTAGTTGTTCCAAGTCTAATATGATCTCCAATAGCAACTTCAGCATCAGCATCGGTTGCAACAGTAAGAATCTTACTTCCTTTAACGGCAGTAATATTACCTGTAGATGATGTAAGAGAAACTCCTGCATTATTGATTACACGCTCAATCAAGAATCTCTCTTGATCCAACTCGTCATGAGAAGCAACAAGAGAACTACAGATACCATCAGCAATTTCAGCTTGAATTGCAGAAGCATCAGTGTAAAATTCTCCAACGAGGTTCTCATAGTTAGAGGCTGAATTAGAACCGAACTCTTGCATACGAAGGTTTGCAATGTAGTGAGTTGCGTTTACAGCGTCAATAGAACCAGAAGTTCCGTTGAATCCGATATAGTCAACTTGGTTTGTTCCAGCCGTATATGCCAAAGCTTTTGCTTTAACAATACCAGCAACAGGAATTACTTCAGTTTGCTGGAGAGTTCCATCTGCATTTTTTACAGAAAGAATAAGCTGTGTAGAAGTCGCAGCGAATGCTGAACCAGCTCCATCAGAAGCAAAGATTTCTCCTGCGGTACCGTCTGCTTTAAAAGCAGCAAGGTCAGCATCTCCAGGAGCAGAAGTTCCAGATCCAATAAGGACTTTTACGTTTGTGTTTTGGGCTTTCATCAGTTTATAGTTTTAGATGAGTTATATTGTAATTTGGTTCCAAATCGTGGATTGCCCGTAGTTTCAAGTGCAAGTTCTACTGCTATATGTAGGATTTCACGGTGGAATCCTTCAGATAACTCGCATTCCGTTTGAGCAGAAATACCATCAACGCTTGTGCCTGTTAGACCAGAAACAATAATAGGCTTTGGCTTTTTGATATAGCGGTAGTAATACTCTTGAGGATTGACTGTAGAAGCATGTACAATCTCTACAACACGATTTGTTGAAAGTTTGGAATGTTCCAAACGCCAAGCCAAGCTTTCACTAGGCTTTTTAAAGGGGTTAGAAATTAGGTAATTATAATCATCGTGAGTTACAGGAACAACAGGTATATAACCTTGGTCATAACATGTTTGATCTGAACTTACTTTAATTCTTTCGTTTAAAATAAAAAGAACATTATCTTCAATATTAAAAAATACAGCGTTTGTACTAATACTTTGATCAAGGTCTGTAATAGGGTTTGAACTTATACCTTGCGTGTATAGTTCTGATAAATCCCTGCGTCTTTTTTCAGTAGCATCTACTGCTTCTTTTGCAATATTGAATTTATAGGAATAACTATCTTTAACCAAGATTTCCTGAGCTTGAGTTAGTAATACAGACTTTTCATAGTCGTCTATTGGTGGAGCACCGTTAGACGCAATAGATTCATAAAGAATATCAAACTCGTTGGAAAACTCGGTTGTTGTCATGCTTTTCTTTTCCTAGCTGGTGCTTTCTTAACACCATCTACTTTCTGTTCAAGGTTGAATCTGAACTCCTGATTCTTAGGATCGTCGATGTACAACACAGTATCTCTAATACCATCAGAAATCTTATCACCATGTTCGGTCATATAAGCAGTACCACTCTTTTTGATAGCACCAACTCTGATTGCTTTTTGAATGAGAAGACTTGTGTGGAAGCTTGGGTCATCACAGACTCTGACAAATCTTTCAAAGTCTTGCTTAATAAGTGACCTAAGTTGACGCTTCAAGAAATCATCTGTTGAGTTCTCAGCAACTCCTTTACCATATACATAAAGGATGTCTGCCATCTTAGCGTGAGAACCTTTGACTTCACCAAAGATCTCCCATGCTCTTTCTTCAATATCAGCAGCATTAGATTCTGAAAGATCCAACTGTTGCTCATCTTCAATATAGTACTTGTAAGTAGCTTTTGTGTCGATGAGTTCGTAAGATGGACAAATTTCCTTAGTGTTAGTAAGGAGAACCTTATACTTGATATAATCCATAGGATTATTTAAATCGAGAGCAACTGGGTCTTTCTGCAATTTAATTTGGAAATCATCCCAGTAGTTTTCACCTTCTCTTCCGTAAATACTCAAGTCACCATATTCAAAAGCGAGGCCAGACCTTGAGGAATCCTCAAAGAACTCTTTCTCTTCTTTTGTAAATGGATTAACATAGTTTCCATTACTATCAAGCTGTCGTAGACCATAGTCATTGAATGAGCCTCTTGCCAAAAAAGCTGCAATATGATTAGTGTCTGGAATCATGTAAGTCGATTTTACTATCGGCTTTACAATCACTGTTTTGTTGGGTAGTTTAAAATCCGCCATTGTTTATTTAAGTTTACTCTTTAATCTTATTTAAGTGCTCTTTTTACAGCACGCTTTGCCTTTCTAATACCTCTGTTCATACCTCTAACCAATCCTCTTTCAAATCTTCCAATCGCAGAACCTGAAGACTTTTTCTTAGCTTTAGGTTTAGCTTTAGTTGCTGCTCTAGGCTTAGCTACAGGTTGAGCAGGCTTAGCTTTAGTTTGATAAGGTTTTTTACGGGCAGTTGTCTTTGTTTTAGAAGAATTCAACTTAGAGAGAAAAGCCTTACCGTCTGCTGGATTTGTATTAGAAGCAGTCGCTCCTTTTCCAGTAGTAGTTTTACTAGGTCTTGCTTTAACAGTACGCTTAGATTTAGCAGATGCGCTTTGACCTGGTTTATTAGCAAGAAGTCTTGATTTATTTTTAAAGCTTACCTGACTACTTTGTACCTTAGGCTTATCTTTTGCAGAAGAAGCAATATTTTTTTCAACCTTTTTTACAGCTTTGTTACTAGCTTTTTTTTGTTCTGCTTTCAAACCTGCAGTAACATTTGGACGAGGGGTTGTTTTAGGCGCTTTCTTCTTAAGATTAGTACCGTATGTTTTACCTCTCCAAGGAAAAGTTTTACTACCTCCAGCCAATGCTTTTTTACGAGCTGCAGCAAAGGCTTTACTAAAAGACATACTATCGTAATTTGTCTTTTTATCTTTAACCGTTTTAGTAGCTGGTTTCTTAGGAGCTTTTACAGGACTTTTAACATTAGCTTCTGCAGCTTTTGCATTGCTACGATTTGCATAAGTACCTTTAGCAACAGACTTCATATTCTTCATTGTAGAAGCTGTTGCTCTTTTGTTTTTAGCTTGTTTTTGCTGCTGTGCTCCTTTCAATAGTCTTTTAGCAGCTGCTGATCTTGGATTTGCCATTATTTAAATTTTAACACTTTTTACCTTTCTTCATACCACCATACCTCATTTTCTTACCACCGTAAGCCATAGCTTTTGTCTTAGAAGCCATTTGTTTTTGAAGACTGGCTTTTCTTTTCTTAAGGCGTTTTTTTGAATCTGATGGTGCGCTAGCAATCAGCTCATCAATATTAGATATTCTTTGTTGCGCGGTTGTGGGTTTTTTACCACCGAATTTCATCTTCTTACCGCCATACAACATATCTTTCTTTTTCATCTGCTTCATCATCTCTTTTTTCATTTCAGGAGACATTGTAGAAACAGAGTCCATAGCTGTCATTGGTCTTTTTTTCATATTTCGCATAAGATATATATTTACAGGGAGTTAAAGGGGAGATAGTCTCCCCCTTAACTATGCTTTGTTTTAGTCTGCGAACTTAGGCTTGAGCGTTCTAGAACGTCCAGGATCCTTCATCATCACAGCACAAGTATCCATGCAATGGATTTCGTAGCCATCCTTAGGAGTAACCATAAGCTTAGGATTACCCATAGAACCTTCAGGAGAGTAAGGATCTCTAAGTCCAGGAATATATCCAAATACTCGTGGGTCTTTCTTAGAGTAAACCTTTCTCAAGTTAGGCTCACCATCAATGGTTCCGATATCCATGATGTCCATACGATAAGCTTCTGCAACACCACCAAGGAAGTGTCCGTTGTTAGGTGCAAGCTGCTTATTGCGAACAGGATCAGAATAGAATGGATCAACTTCAAGTGTTACTTTGATGTTGTTAGGTGCCAAGTACTGAGTGTACTGGAATCCGAACTCTCTAGAGTTAGAGTGAAGTACGGAGCTAACAGAACGCTGAGCATCCATGTCATGAAGTGCAGTCCATCCAGAAGCTTCAGTTTGAATAGCTCTGTGGAAAAGTACAGCACCTCTTTCACCTGTACGAATAACAAAGTGACGGTTGTCCATTGGGAGCTTGTTATCAGAAAGCTCGAGGAGTACGTTGGTGAGGTAGTCAGTGGTAAGCTTACCATAACGAGATACACCAGATACTTCCATTTGCTCTCTAATACCAGGTCCAGCTTCGATAACGTGTCCAGACTTACCAACAGAGGTATAGTTACCATTGGCGTCCCTTGTAGAACGTCCGTAGTAAAGCATTCTGGATGTGTCCATCTCAACTTGACGCATGAACTCGAAGTCCAACCAGTCAGTCCAAACATTGAATTCGTTCTTCTGTCCGTCGTCTCCAACTGAAACCATAGCACCAGCAAGTCTTTCTCTGATCATATTGCCAGGAATAGTTTCTTGCCATCTCTGCTGTGAGAAGTTAGATCTGAACTCAACAGGAGTAGTGAACGCAGGGCTAGCACCCTTAGTAGACAATGTAGACTCAACTGGAGAGTATTCACGGCTGAATCTCTTACCAGCAACAAACTCGTCACCAGGAACACCTGAAACGAAAATGTCTGCACCGTAAGGCTCAACTACATATACCCAGTTAGTTCCTTCTGCATAAGGCTCTTGCTTGATACGAACGGGATAAGCATCGTCGTGTCCAACAATTACACTTACATCAGAGAACCACTTTTCTCCAAATACAAGTTCGAACTCAGTACCGTTGGCACCAACACCAGTGTCAGTAGCAGCAACAGGAGAACCCTGATAACGAGCTTCTACCAAAGGAATGTTACGGTCAGAAGAACCAATAAGCTTCCAAGTGAAGTCGTCAGCAGTTTCAAGATACAACGCGGGGATTTGATCCAACATGTTGTTAAGAGTAGCTCCGTAAGCTTGGAAAAGCATACGAGAGATAATATTAGAAGCGAGTTGAGGCTTCTTTTCATAAATGGCACCGAGGTGGTTTTTGGTAGTAATACCACTCCACGCTTTGGCGTCATTTGTTTGTAGGAATGAAATTTTCATTATTTAATATTTGGGTTTTCCATAATTTTGTCAAGAATCGATGTTCCTGAATTGAAAGATAATGGGGCTTGATACGTTTCGCCTCCGTTGTTAAGCTTGGCTTCAAATTCTGAGACAGCTTTAGATTTACTGGTTTTAACCAGCTTTGAGAAGTCCTTGAAACCCTTTGTCAATGTATAAACATAATGAAGTCTATGTTCAAACTCAACAGGATTATCAATGCGATCTTTCATCATTTGATTAACAGGCTGTCCTTGAACCTCACCGACAACTTTAGTCATAGATTCATAAACCTTATCAGCAGTTTTTTTATTAAAACTAATGCCAGGGATGATTTCTTCTTCCTTGTAAACTTTGTCTTTTAGCTTTTTCAGTTCTGCTTCTTGTTGCTTCTTAGCCGCTTCTTGTTGTTTTTCTTGGTCGGCTATTTCGTTCGCAATTCTCTGCTTCTGAAATTTGACTTGATCATCTTTGGCTTCAACCGCATCTTCCACATCTCTCCCAAGATCAAACGAATCTTGAGTCAATCGGTCAGCTTTATCTTCTGAAAATCCTTTAGCGAGGTATGAATCTTTAATCAAACTTCTTCGAAGCTTAGGGTCAGATTCGATTTGTTCATTTGTAATGTTTGCAATCGTCTGTACCGTGCTTTGAGATTTAAGAAACTCCTCTACTGGGATTCCATTTTCAAAAGCTTTGAGTGCTTGTTTCTGGTCGTCAGAGAGATGAGCTAACTCATTCTCTTTAATAGTTTTTTGAATCAGATCTACAAGATCATTTGTTGATTCAATTTTTTTGTTTTCGTCCAAGGAAACAACCCCCTCATCGGCAAGAAGGTTGGCAAAGGCGGATAAAGCAGCGTTAGAGGGGGCTTCCTTAGAGGACTCTTCAGGAGGTTGAGTACTTTCTGTAGGAGCCACCGTAGCTACGCTCTCTTCCGCTGCAGCTTCCGTAGAAGTTTCTGCTGGCGGATCACTAGGTGTCTCTGATGGATTAAAATCACCATCTTCGACCAATGATTTCATATCAAGGTCTAAGTTATCGTCCATGGTGTAAAATTATGATTTATTTTCAGATTACTTTTCAGGCGTAATAGCCATTTTCTTTTCCTCAAGCTTCAGTTTATCAGCGTGATGCTTATCTTTTTGTTTAAGATTTTCATCAAATTGTCGCTTCTGTTCTTCAAGCTTGTCATAGAAATCACCAAGTTCTGAAACATTATCTTGTTTTAAAGCAAGTTTGGTTTCATTATCTCTAATGTTCATTCTTTCTTTAGCAGCAATTTCTTTATCAACAGCTTGTTGTTGTGATTGCATTTGTTGTTGTGCCATCTGCTGTTGATTTTCCATCTGCCTTTCTTGCTGTGCTTGTGCTTGTCTCTCTGCGTTTTCTATGACGCGTCTCTTCTCAGACATAGAATCTGATGTAAGAAGCTTGGTTAAAACATCGAGAGAAACTTTATTGGACTGGAATGCAAGCTTAGCCATCTCCCTGTATGTAGCGTCAAGCTCTGCAGATTTAGCTGAAGATTGAATGTGTACGTCAAACTCTGCTTCGAGTCCCTTACCTTCGATCTTAAACATCTCTACTGAGCCATCATCCAATACATGCTGGAGTAGCTTTTCTTTTCCTCTAAATACTTTTTTACAAGTTTCAAGGAATATCTGTAATACTCTTTCACGGACATTTTCATGCTTGTGAAAGTAATATTCAGTAACATGTGAAGACTGTGCTACAGAACGCTCAACTCCACCAACAGTTTCTCTTGTATCGATTTGTCCGAGACGTTGGTCAGATACACCAATGATCTCAGTCATTTCTCTTTTAATAAACTGCAATATGCCAATATGTTCCTGAATATATTGTGAATTCTGTAAGTCAATATAACTATGTCCAGCGTGTCCTAGATTACCCGCAAGCTTTCCTGTGGCTGGTCCTACCTTACCTTCTTTAAAACTGTCTTTGACAGCAATATTCATAGAAGACAAATAGTGCATCCAAGTAGCCATATCCCAACCATCTGGAATCATGCTGAGGTCTAACTCTAGAATTCTACCTTGGTTTTTAGCAGACATCTTATTGAGTCTGTCCATATAGATATCATACAAGTATTGATATGGCCTTGTGCGCTCCATCATAGAAACAGCCGTATACGAGTTAGTGGCATAAGTCGAACCTACAATACCAGGATGACAATACGATGGATTTGATAGTTTGTTATATTGAATAGGTCTAGGTCTCATTCTAATATAAATATCTGAGCCTACACGCGTACCTTCTAACCACTCGTTGATCCACATAGAACGAGCTGTTTCACCTTTATCTTTGTCGGGTGAATAGTTATCAGGGAATATATCTTCTTGTGGTGCACCAAACTCATCAAAGTACTTGACAAGCTTAACCTTTCTAAAAGACCTCCAGAAGGCTCTCAGGACGCGTATGTTGCCGTTTTGATCGTACGGAAGGGTCTTATACCCCTGAGACCCCATACGCATCGTATAATCGTTTACATCGCTTGGTGTGGTGCTACCAATGTTTCTGTCAATAATAAGATTGTACTGAGCACTCTCGTCTACGAATGGGTCACTACCACCACCGTTGTTGAATCCTCTTTCGAGCTTTTCAACTTCTTCTTGTGTCAGGTCTTCGTAGAAATAGTCAATGATTTTACCAGGTGACCAGTACTCATCAACATAAATTACATCAGCATCTTCAATGTCGTGTGAAAATCCAGAGCGTAACCAAAAGACATTCAATGGGTTAAGCCTATTGAGGATGGGTTCATCACCAACGACATCAACAATATAGAGTTCTTCTGATGAGATAAGAGCATCCTTAAACCCATCAGCAAACTTTTGATCCCACTTTTGTTTGTTCCAGAAATGTCTAAGAAGCTTATTACCTCTTATTTCTTTTCTGTCTTTAAAAGTGTACAAGGCCTCATGCTCCAATTCTTTTACTTTCTCTTGGAGCTGTGATTCAGTATAATTGCTGTTCACAAGTTCTTGTACCCTTTCAAAAATCAGAGCTCTCTTTTCTTCTTGCTTTGAAGAAACAGAGTCGGGGTCAGAAACCAATACTGTCCAGTCAAATCTTCTTTTAATGGATTCTCCAATAAGAAGGTCTAGTCTAGGTACAGCTATTGGGAAGTGTTCGATTTTTTCTGGAATCTCCTCAGTTTCAAGGTCATAGGGATTTACAAAACTTCTTACGTCCGCCATATCAAGGCGACCATTGTAAAGATTGTAGTTTATTTGTTTCCTCGTAAAAGAAGAACGCACCGCCTCATCTGATGAAAGACCTGATGAGTCAAATGCGTCTATACACTCTTTGTACCATTCTTTGGTACGTTGTGCAGTAGTTTTCTTCTGTGATGGAAAACCCCAGTATTTTACCGACATATTACAAAATTAAGACAGTTTTGCTTGTTCGCGTAATTTCTTATAGCGTAAAGCTTTATTATTTTTAGTCCAGAACGGATCGTCAGAAAGTGTAGAAACATTTGTTCTTGTTTTCTCAGCTTCCACCATCTGATGATACTCTTCTCTTAATATCATGACCATACCCATAGATGACACACGGTCAAAGTTGTCATCACTATTCCATTGTATTGCTTCTTTCAGATAAGCAATAGAACGAATCTTTTGAAGGTTAAATACTTTTTCGTCCTCAGTCGTTGAGTGATGATCTGAGAGCATCCAATCTCTCTGTAATCTTCTACCCCATCTGTTGATTTCTTTTGTAGGTGGAGTACCTTTGGCTTTGTTACCATAGGATTCTCGAGCCATCTCCTTGTCAATCAGTATCTTAGGAGTATCAGCCAACAAATGCAACGAATGTTTTTGGTCAAAGTATGAAAACAAACCTTTGTTCTTGTTTTCGTAATTTACTTTGGCATTGTATAAAAGAGACAATCTTCTTACAACTTCATAGAAATCATTTGCAAATCTTGGTCTACCTGTGTACTCCGCAACGATTTCATCTGTCCAAGTATCAAACACAAAAGCAGACCCCAATGATTTTGAGAACGTAGCTTCGTCATCATCATATGGGTCAACACCAATAATGTATCTAAAGTGTGAACTGTTTGACTTTAGAGGTGGTGTGAAGATTTCAATAGCACCAATCTTAGACTGTTCTGAAGACAAAGGGAAGTTTCGTATAGGAATCTCGTGGTCTTTGTCACCAATACTACCGTCTATATTTAGCTTGGGTGTTAGGTGAGCAGCTGTAAAAGAGTCCAATACAGGAGCTATCGATTGTAAATACTCTCGTAGGTCATAGACGGGAAATAAAGTCCCCTCCGTCCGCATACAAGCCTCTTGAGGGGTTATAGAATAGTCCGCCTTATGTTTAGTAAGTATAGATGGGTCTGGGTTTGTATTTCGTATGTCCTGACGTTCGTTTAGAACCTCACACATAGCTTTTACTACGTCAGAGTTACCATCTTTGTCGTAACAATATTCTCTGTTTAAGTATTCTCCTACATAAAATGCACAAATACCTTGTCCTTTGGTTCTATCGAAAATGTTTTTTAAATGAAACACGTTAAAACCACCATTGTA